CTTTAGGCTCCCACCAAGCCACAGCATCAACGACAACAATAGGAGCAACCTGCTTGTAGTCCTTTATGACCTGTACATTTACCCATTTATCTACATGCGCTATAGCAACAGCACACTTGTCATGTTTCTGCGCTAAGTCGGCATGTACATAATAAACTTTATCAGGATCTGCCTTAAAAGTCAAATCCAATCTCTTAAAACTATCTATGGGATTTCTTAATGTCATGCATTTTTCTAGCTTATCTTTTTGTTTAAAAAAAGAATCTGATGAAAATGTTGGAACACATGCAAATCTCATCATAGCATCGCCCAAATCTGTTATAAAGGCTACTTTAAAATCTTCTATTTTGCGTGTTGGATTTACTTCCCATGTAGGTCTTTTTAAAGCAAACATTCTTGGATATTTGTAAGAAATAATGTGATCTTCTTCCCACGCTATTTCAAACTGATTATCTGGACCCTCTGGAAGCTCTTCGTTTATGACAAAACTGTGTTTTTTTTCTACAACTTCTTTTTCCATAACAACTTCATCATATCTTTTAGAAATAAAATCACCCGAATAACGGGGGAATGATAGAAGAACAACCTTACCTAAATCAGGAAAACGAGAATCTACAGAGCCACGAAAGGCTTTATACAGGTTATCAGCAGTTTTGCCTTGATCGTTACCAGTTCCAACCTCTGCAGAGAATCCAGAAATTTCATCAAGAACTGCCATGAAAAGGTTCAATCCCTCATGAGATTCACGCTCTGAATGACCAGAATAAACTGTTATTGACTTATCAAAACTAATACTATTTACTTTGTCACTATACCTTCCGGCAAACCAGGGAGACTTCTCAATTTTGTTTTTAAATCCCTTGAAGAAAACATTCTTAGCCTGTTCTGCGTTAATAGCAATATTTATAATGTCTATTGCATCTCCCGTGGGTTTTCCAAAATATCTGGCAGGATCTTTGAGGCATAGCAGTTTGTAAACAACATAGGCACAGGCAACCGTAGATGTGTGGTCTTTCCCGCTACCCTTTCCAAGTTGTAAAATAATTTCATTCTTTGTGTATTTTTCGTAGTGTTTTGAACCTACATCTGTTCCTAACAGGTTCAAAAGATCTGGTTTTTTATAAACTTGACTCATTGCCTCAACAATGTCGTATTGAATTGATGAAAGAGGTGGCTGTCCAAGATAGTCTGGAGACTCTACAAATGTTTTTACATCTACAGGAATTATCTCAAACTGCTCATCTTTTAGGGCATCAATAAAATCATTGAACGTCGTGGACAATTGTAATAACCTCACCCTCTTTTGCTATTGTTGATAGCCTTGACATGATTAAATCTCTTACCTCTGGGTGTTCTGATGCTATGTCACGAAGAATACCAACAAGAACTTCTTGTCTTTTTTCTATTTGAACTACTTCTTCTGCTAACTCTTTGTTTTCTAACAAACCAGCCTTTTGCAGCATGTCAATGCGCCTTGCTTCAATATCCATAACAAGCTTGATTGCTGTCGTTTTTGCATTTAAATTTGCTGTGGTGGTGGCATCCTCAATAACCTCATAGGCCTGATTTATTAGTTTTGTGTAGTGTGCATCTGCCCCAACAAGTGCCTCTTTAGCACGAGCACGAATAGCATCATTAGCAGATGCCATAACACGCCACTCGTTAAGGTGTGCAACAACTCTTTGACGTGGCAAATCAAGAGTCTTTGATATCCTTGTCGGATCGTTGCCCTTCAAATACTCTTCAACAACCTTGTTTATTTCATCAAGGTGTTTTACGAGTTCTATTTCTGTGCTTGTCATATTTGCCTTCTAGTCTATTGATTTCATCTTGAATATAGAAAATTGCTTTTTTTAAATCTTCTATATGCTTAGATTCATCTTTTATACCAGCCCTCCAGAGATACTTTATTGCATTTCCAACATTAAAGTTTCTGTGTCTAGTAATTTGAATTGCCTCTACACCGCTTGGATCATTGGTGTAATGATAAGGATGATTAACCTGATCAACCCTAATAATAAACTTTTCTTTATCGCTCACCGTTTTGACTTCCTTAATCCAAATTTTGCAAGGTATACATAAATCGTCTCTACGCTTACCCCACACTCCTTAGCAATATCCTCTGGACTCTTTTTGTCCATATGATAACGCTTTTTAAGCCACATTTCATTCTGATACATTTTAACACTCATGACTACTCCTTGTCAAATTTCACGGCTTTATGCCAATTATTAATGGCCCAATGACCAATTCCTGCGGCATCGGCTACGTCGTAGTCTTCTATCTGCTTATCGTATATCACTTCAAGGAGTTTTATTGTACGACGCTTTCTAAAATCTCTTTCGTATGCTTTATACCAGGATATTGATTTATTAGGATTGACAGATCGTATTTTTAACTGCTCTTCTTTAGTTAATTTTTTATTGCCTAAAAAAGATTGCCAAGTTATTGGAGATACCCTGCCGATAGTATTTATGTTAGCAAGACCAGCGCCACCAATAATTGCACCTTGAACCATTGCAAGATCTGCAGCAGTCTTAGGACTATTCATAAAAACGGTATGCTCAATAACAACCGCCTTTGTTTTGTTGTAAACCTTAAAAAAAGACCTAACCTTTTGAGTGGCGTCAATTACCTTTTCATATATGTTCTCGCCATCAAAATTGATTTTGCCATAATCAGATATTTTTTTAGACTTATAAAAAGCAAAAGCAAGACTATTAGTGCTCGCATCTATGGCACAAATTATTTCTGGCTGATCAGTTGTCTTGTTCATAATCTATAAATCCTTTCAGCTGTTTTAACATCTTTTCTAAAGCTTTTTGGTGAATGTTGCAATTAGCACAGAAACCAGAGTCGTTATAGATTGAGAGCTGTTGTCCACAACCACCCAAACAAATTCTTTTTTTGCCTATTCTTTTTTGTGTTCTTAAAACCTGATATCTTTCTGCAATTTTTTGTTTTGTAGCCTCTTCTCTACAAACTTCGCTGCAGTATATTTGATAACTTACATTTGGTTTAAATGTCTTAGAGCAATGCTCACATCTTTTCACTTAACCCCTCCAGCAAGGCGATTTTAACAACACCCTCGCCAGCCAGATCACAGTCCTTTTTAACTGGACATCCCTTACAGATTTTTGAATTTGATCTGTAATTTTTTATTGGCAAGGTGTTTTTTAACCACGCTGCCCGCACGTTTGTCATCCACGAAAATGCTTTATTTACCCATTCACGATAATGATCATTTACCTCAATCACGATTGGAAGTAGTTCATGAGTATTCTTGTTTTCATAAATAATAATTCCATGCTTATGACCAAGAATTTTCATATACACGAGTATCTGAATGATATGATCTTCTTTTGCCTTGCCAGTTTTCTTTCTGTATTCAAATCCTTCATTAGGAACGGTCTTGATTTCAATGATAACCTCTTTTTCGTTCCAGTTTATTATGCCATCTCCATAACCATAAATAGGCGGATTTTCGTTTTTAATCTCAAACTCTGTTGTGTCTTTCATCTGTTTTGTAATCTTGTCTTCTTTTTGGAAGATTTTAGCAATTCCAGAGTCAATCAGAGCCTGCTCAATTCTTTCATGACTCTTGGTTCCGTTTGTTCTGTTTGCTACCCCAAACGCACTAGAGTTGTCTTCAAATGTTGCACCAGAAAAGGCCAGATACCAATATCTTGGACACTCTCCATGCTGATAAGAAAGAGTAGATGGAGCAAAAGAATACTTTGTCTGTTTTTTTGGAAATAGATTTTTTGTGTAGCCAGAATTGATTGTGTCTACCAAACCAGTCACATCAAAATCTACAAGTTTAACACTCTTAGTCTTCTCATTTTTTATCATTACTTGCTTCAATAAGTTTTTAGTCATTTTTGTCCTTTTAATTAATTATATCAGTTACCGCATTGTGTACTTTAGCGCAGATACCAAGTTGTTTATGGCCTCCGCAGCGGTATAATAAATGTTCTTTTTGCCCCTATCGCCCTTTTCAACATTGGCCATCCACGTAGCTCTAAATGACATTTTTGCTGCAATTGCCTGTAGCCTTACGATTTCTATAGTTGCAACATTTAAGGGTATATCTGGCTTTATAATTAGCTTAGCAATAAAGGTAAGGGCAGTAGTAAGCTCTTCATCTTGCATATACTCTGCAATCTCTGTCAAACCATTTATCTGCTCTATTGTATTTTTAGTCTCCATTGTGTGCTGCTCCCCATGTTAGTTGATCTAGTAATTCAAACTCTATTAATGCTAAACGAATCTTTTTATTTCCCTTGCCTAAAATAATAACAATGGCTGGCGACTTGTCCTTGCCAGCCTTTATAGAATCCGTAACTGCTTTTGCCCATACTTCTTGATTGATGGTAAAAGATTTTTCTGATTCCTTAAAATCAATAACAAAGTCTCTCCAAGTCGCATCACCCTTCTTTGTGTTACGACCAGAGTTTTTGTGCTGCTTGGCACCAATTCTGTTACTTTCCGTTTTTTCGCTCATAATTTTTCTTTTTCTTGTATCCTACTTGATAAACCTGAACTTCTGATAAATGTTTGTCGGAACACATCCAAGAACCCATACCAGTATCTGAATATATTCTTATTGTTTTTACTTGTTTTTGACAAGTTTTGCATGTAAATGCCCCCTCATAAACTGTAAAATTTTTAGACATCGCTCAACTTATTTTTTAATCCATTCTGCAAAACTAGATCCTCTTTAACACGATTAACAAGACCATCTCTACCCTGAACCTTTGTACCATCTTCTAGGTGATACCATGCTCCAGTTCTTGTAACTAATCCAGCAAGTTCTGCAGTATCAACAAGATCTCCAACAGCATCAACCCCAAGGTTATCGCCACGGAAATAAAAATCATATTCTCCATTTTGAAAAGATGGAGAGGTCTTTGAGAACTGCAATTCCCAACGAACCTTACGACCAATTTTTTCTTCAATAAGTTTGTCGCCAACATGTATCTTGCCCTTGATCGCCTGATTGTCTGACTCAGAAGAGAATAGTTTTATGACTGTAGAAGAATAAAACTTTGTAGCCTGACCACCAGTTGGCTGTTGACTTGTATACATAGCATTAATATTATTTCTAGACTGCGATATCAAGATCAACAGGGTTGGCTTAATTTTATTGTTGGCATAGTTCAACATCTTCCAAGCATTGCTAAAGTCACGAGACTCTGCACCAATCTGTTTTGTATTTTCTAGTTGCTTCAATTCTGTAGAGTCTTTTTCAAAATATATTGCAGGAAGCAGCGACGTAATTGAATCGATAACAATTATATCCACACCAGCCTCAATTAAATTTACACCAACATCTACCATGTCATTGATTGTTCTTGCCTGAGACACGATAAGCTTAGATATATCCACGCCCAGCTTCTCTGCCCAAAGCTTATCGTAAGACATTTCAGCATCTATCCAAGCGCAAACCTTACCTTCTTTTTGTGCCATAGCAATTGTCTGCAAACAAAAAGAAGACTTTGCACTAGACTTGCTACCCCAGACCAATACCTGACGTCCATACGGCAAACCACCATTAAGAGCACGATTTAATCCAAAACTTGGAGTTACTGCATACTCTGTCTT